CCCTCGTGGTTGGTACGCTATTAATGACGGGCAATCAGGGTCTTGGAACGCAATAAATAGTACAACATCTAGCACTTGGACAAGCATTAATGACGGACAAACAGTAACTTGGGTACCAGTTAATAATAACTACCCATAAAGGACAAACATGGCATCTACTTATTCAACATCGCTACGGCTCGAGCTTATCGGGGATGGAGACCAGTCTGGTATCTGGGGGCAAACTACTAATAATAACTTGGGCGCTTTGGTAGAACAAGCTATAGCAGGGGTTGTTACAATATCCATGGCCGACGCTAACTACACGTTGACTAACTACAACGGCGTAACAGATGAGTCTCGAAATGCGGTTTTGGTGGCTACGGGTACTAACTCAGCTAGTCGTAAGATTATCTGCCCCTTAGTAAAAAAACAGTACGTTATTTACAACAACACTACTGGCGGGCAAGTAATTACTATTGGTGGCGCTACAGGCTCTGCCGTTACTATTCCTAACGGGGTTACTGCTCAAGTTTATTGTGACGGCACCAACTTCTTTTCTTCCCAAACAGGGTCGGCTGGTAACTTTAACGTTAACGGTAACTTAACCGTTGCTGGAACAACAACTTTATCTGGTGCTTTAACAGGAACATCAGGTGCATTTTCAAGTGCTGTATCTGGAACAACAGGTACTTTTTCTGGGGCTGTATCTGGAACAACAGGTACTTTTTCTGGGGCTGTATCTGGAACTACAATAACAGGTACTAATCATGTTGGTCCCGGTACAGGCTTAACAGGAACTGCTTCTGCTTTAAGTATTGGTGGCAATGCAGCTACTGCTACTACTGCTACTACTGCTACTACTGCTACGAATGCTACAAATGCTACGAATGCTACAAACGCAACCAATGCCACTACAGCCGCTTCTTGTTCTGGTAATTCAGCAACAGCTTCTGCCCCATCTGGTGGTGGGTCTTTCATTACTTCAATCAACATTGGTAGTCAGTCTGTAAGTTCTGCTACAAATGCTACAAATGCTACAAATGCTACAAATGCTACAAATGCTACAAATGCTACAAATGCTACAAATGCAACAAATGCAACAAATTTAGTAACTACCAATTTTACTGTGCAAGAGTCTGGTGGCAAATTAATATTTAAATATGGCGCTACAACAATTGCTTCTATGGATTCATCTGGTAATTTTATTGCTAAAGCTAACGTAACTGCATATGGAACACCATAATGAAAAATGGCGTTGATTTCATTTATGAATATTCAGATTTGAACCTTTTTCATACAAGAGTTCAAATTCTTACTGGAAAATATGCTGGCATTGTTTTAGAGTTTGGTGGTTCTGGAATAGCAATATGCGGGAAACAAAATCTTTTTAATTTTGACTATATTCTTTATGAAGTTCCAGATCAATTTTATGGTCCTAAATTAAGACAAGAACAAGAATTTAATGAATTTTTGGCGTATCTCTTAGTTGATGTAATTGATACTAGGAATCATGACCCATTAGAAAAAGAAAAAATTAATGAAGCAGCAAGCATAGGTGGTGTAACTGGTTCAAAAATTAAAATTAATAATAATTGGTATCCATTTAAACAAGCAATTTTGTCGCAACCAAAAACTACATTGGAGTCTTTTTAAATGACAATGAACTCTTCTGGCCCAATTAGTTTAGCTGGAACAACGGCTGGACAATCTATTGAAATTGAAAATGGTGGTAATGGTACTACCATGATTAGCCTTAATGATACTGCCGTAAGAGCATTGGCTGGAGTAACAACTCCTAATAGCACAATTATTATGCCTACAAATTTTTATGGTAAATCTAACCGTGTTGCAATTTCATACACATTTACATCAAATACGGCAAATGCTTCTTTAGCAATGTCATCTATTAGTGGATATTCTTCTGGTCTTTCAGATATTACAATCACCAACAATGCTGGCATTTATTTGTATGCAACAACAAACACTTCTACTTATGGTTTAAATCTTACTGGTGGTGCTACTGGCGATACTGTTACTCTTGTAAATAATGGTTACATTATGGGTCTTGGTGGTAATGGTGGTATTGCTACTGGTGCTGGACCTGGATTTGCTGGAGGTCCAGCAATTAATGTGGGCATTGGTGTAAATATCACTATTAATAATACCAATGCTTCTGCTTATATTGGTGGCGGTGGTGGTGGTGGTGGTGCATTTTCTAATGGTGGTGGAGGTGGTGCTGGAGGGGGCACTGGTGGAACAGGGAATTGTACAGGAGCACCTGGAGGTACTGGCGGTAGTATTGGTGCAAAGGGTGGTAATGGTGGGGGCACTTGTTGTGGTGGTCCTGGCGGTGGCGGTGGAAGAATATTTCCTGGATGTGGTGGCGCACCAGCATTAAGCGGACATTGTGATGCTGGATGTGGTGGTGGCGCTGGTGGTGGAGGCGGTGGCGCTGGGGGTGGAGGTGCTGGTGGTGCTGGAAGCGCTGTTGGAGGAACTGCATCAAGCCATGGCGGTGGCGGTGGCGGTGGATGGGGAGCTTCAGGAGGACCATCTATTGCCGTTGATGGAAATTATGCTGGTGGTGCTGGAGGAAAAGCCGTTAATCTTAATGGTAAAACAGTTACTTGGACTAGCGGAAATACAACAAGAGTATGGGGAGTTGTATCATGACAGTCTATTACACATCAAATTTAATAGATTTAACCAATTATTATATTTGTCCTGATCAAGCAACAATAGATCAAGGAAAAGTTGCTGGATACAATGGAATTTTTAGCATTGGAACAGAAGCCGATGCACAATCTATTCTTAATATTTGTCAACAAAATTGGTTAAATGCTTGTGTTGATAGATTTTCTGTAAATAAAGATATTGATTCCGACCCAGTTCAAACAACTTGGATTCCTTGTGATTTAAATAATGAACCACAAAATACTGATCAAGATTATGAAATATTTAATACTATTCATGGGCAATACGTTTTAACAACTGGTTTAGATAATGCAAAAGAATTGTTAGTACAAGTTAAACAAAATTTTTTGGTTTTTTCAGGATTAGGTTCAGTTACTACTTGGTCAACATGGCCACCTTTACCAACAAAAGGACTTCAAACATTATGAGCGCAGTAGAAAGAGTAGAACCAAAACATCAATTTATTTATGATGGTGCAGCCTTAAACATATTTCATGCCAATAAAGGTCAAGGGCTTCCAAAGCACCAACATACTTTTGCTCATGCAACTATGTGCCATGCTGGTTCTTGTTGGATTCGTAAAGAAGGCAAAGAAATTTTAATTACTAAAGATACACAACCTATAAATCTTGTAGCTGATGAGTGGCACGAAATTGAAGCTGCAGAAGATGGAACAGTATTTTGCAACTTATTTGCTGAAGGAAAATACTAATGTTTGGAATAGATGACATCATTAATGTTGGGATGAAAATCCTAGACAAGGTTATCCCTGACCCCGCTGCAAAAGCAGAAGCACAACAAAAGTTATTAGAATTACAACAGCAAGGAAGACTGGCAGAACTTCAAGCTGATACAGCAGAAGCCCAAGAGTTAACAAAGCGGCAAGAAGCGGATATGGCGAGTGATTCATGGCTAGCTAAAAATATTCGTCCTATGACTTTGATTGCTATTATATTTGGGTATTTTACTTTTGCTATGATGTCTGCTTTTAATATGGATACCAATACCAAATATGTTGAATTACTTGGTCAATGGGGCATGCTTATTATGTCATTTTACTTCGGCGGCCGCACCCTTGAAAAAATTGTTGATATGAAAACAAAGGTTAAGGAATGAGTCTGAGTAACGCCCTTCAAGCCCTTAATATCGACCCAAAATGGGAGGAGCCTTTGCAGGCTGCTTTTGATAAATATGATATCAACACACCAAAGCGTCAAGCAGCGTTTATTGGTCAGTGTGCTCATGAGTCTGCTAATTTTACTAGGCTTGAAGAAGGCCTCAATTACAGTCCTGAAAGACTAATGTCTATTTGGCCGAGCCGATTCCCTGATTTACCGACGGCTATGAAATACGCACACCAACCCCAGCTTTTAGCTAATAAGGTTTATGCAGGCCGACTAGGTAATAATCAAGAAAATGACGGCTGGAACTTTCACGGAAGAGGCTTAATACAATTAACAGGGCGTGAAAATTATGAACGATGCGGATCTAGTTTGGGTGTGGATCTTATTAGTAATCCTAATTGGTTACTTGATCCTAAATATGCGGCTTTAAGTGCGGGCTGGTTTTGGAACAAAAAAGGATTAAATGAGCTTGCCGATGCACAAGAACACGGTATGATAACTAAACGAATTAACGGGGGCACCCTTGGTTTAGACGATAGACTACAAAAAACAACTAAAGCCCTTGCAGCACTAGGATAATTTATGCCATTACAAAAACTAATATTTAAACCTGGCATCAATAAAGAAGGTACAAACTACACCAATGAAGGTGGTTGGTTTGACTGCGATAAAATTCGCTTTCGTTCTGGTAATGCTGAAAAATTAGGCGGTTGGACTCGTCTTTCTAATAATACCTTTCAAGGTATATGTCGTGCTCTTTGGAATTGGGGAACATTAGCTGGCGCTAATTTATTAGGGGTTGGCACTAATCTTAAATATTATATCGAACAAGGCGGCGGGTATAACGACATAACTCCTATTAGAGTTACCTATACGCATAGTACAAGCCCTAGTACTGATAACATGTTTTCTACAACAAACGGCTCTAATGTCGTTACTGTAACGCTTACTGGATATGGCGGAGTTGATAATGACTTTGTTACCATTTCTGGTGCTACAGCAATTGGAGGGATTCCCGCCAACGAGCTAAACATTGAGCATCAAATACTTTATAAATCTGCAACTCAATTTACCTTTACTACAACTACAGCTGCCACATCTACCGTTGCTGCTGGTGGGGGCACTGCTATTACTGCAGCTTTTCAAATCAATACTGGCCTTGGCGTTGAAGTTACGGGTACTGGATGGGGTGCTGGTACTTGGGCTACTTATGTTAACACTACACTTACAAACCCATTTACTGCGGCTAGTGCGGGGGTTTCTGTTCTTACGGTTACTAAAACAGCGCATGGGTTATCTACTGGCGACTATGTTTATTTTTCTAGCATTTCTGCCGACGCTTGCGGTATAAACCGACTGGTGTTGCAAAAGGCGTTCCCAATAACTAGTACTGGTGCTAATACTTTTACAATATCTACGGCTATAGGCTCTAATACTTACACTACAACATCTACGGCAGCTTCTGGTGGCACGGTTGTTATTAGTACTCCTGTAGCTCCAGTGCGTGGTTGGGGTACTGCAGCTAGTGTTGGTATTGCTCAGCAGTTACGTATTTGGACTAACGATAACTTTGGTGAAGATTTAGTTCTTGCCCCTCGTGGTGGCGAAATTTATTTATGGTTGCCTTCTGGTCAAGTGTATCCAAGTGGGGCTGTTGGGGGTCTTACAACTAGAGCGCAGCCTTTATCAGTAGAATCAACAGCGGCTGGATACTCCGGACAGTTTGTACCAAACGCAACCAATCAAGTTCTTGGTTCTGCTATTCAACGTTTTGTAATAGCTTTTGGCGCTAACCCCTACGACCCAACTAATTCAGAAACAGCTTTTGACCCACTATTAGTACGTTGGTCAGATCAAGAAAATCCTTATGAATGGGTACCGTCAGTAACAAACCAAGCAGGTGAATACCGTCTTAATATCGGTTCATTTACTGTCTGTGCTCGGTCAACTCGTCAAGAGATATTAGTTTGGACTGATGCAGCACTATATTCTATGCAATATTTAGGACCTCCTTATGTTTGGAGTTTTCAGCTATTACAAGACAACATATCCATTATGGGGCCAAACGCCTCTATTACCGTCAACAACGTAACCTACTGGATGGGTACAGATAAGTTTTACCGCTACACTGGTCGTGTAGAAACGTTGCAGTGCACACTGCGTCAATACGTTTATCAAGATATAAACCAAGATCAGAACTTCCAAGTGTACGCAGGTAGCGTAGAGGGATATAACGAAATCTGGTGGTTCTATTGTTCGGCTGAAAGTAATCTTGTTGATCGCTATGTTATTTACAACTACGTAGATGACGTTTGGTACTACGGCAATATGAGTCGCACTGCTTGGTTAGATTCGGGATTACGTCAATATCCAATGGGCGCTGACACCGCAAACTTTAGAGTTCTTTACCATGAGAACGGTGTAGATGATGTGTCTGGTTTGACTCCTGTGCCAATTGTGTCGTACGTACAGTCTTCTGATTTTGATATTGGCGATGGTCATAACTTTGGTTTTGTCTGGCGCATATTGCCTGACTTAACTTTTAATGGATCTAGTGCAAATCTACCAGAAGTAACAATGACAGTATTGCCAAGGGTAAACTCAGGTACGCCTTATGGGACAGCAGATAATCCAGTAGTAGCAAGTTCACAAAACTATACGGCGCAACATACTTATGCAGTTCAGCAATTTACTGGACAGGTTTACACCCGCATTAGGGGTAGGCAGATGGCGTTTAGGATTGAGTCTACTGAGCTTGGCGTTGACTGGCAGCTAGGCTACCCACGTATTGATATTAGACCAGACGGACGTAGATAATGGCTTATAACGCTCCACTACGTTCGCCCAAAGCACCCAACTTACCTAATGCCCCACGGGAAGGATATAACGCCGGATACTTTGACCAGTACTCTAACGTGTTGCGTTTGTACTTTAACCAGATTGATGGATTTACCCAAGCAGTTGCTATACCACTTTCTGGTACTACTGCGCAAAGACCGGTACAGTCCGTACAAGC